ATGTGACTGTCAATGTTTCTGAGGGGGATTTATCTTCCGTACTTAAGGCGGCAGGTGTATTACAATTCTCTGAGGTAGCTTTTGTAGGCGAAGGCGGCAAATGTTATCTCAAAGCAATCGACAGTGCTAATGACAACGCAGATGACTTTGGCGTTGAAATTGGGGAAACTGCCGATAAGTTTAATGTTATCATTAAAACCGATAATCTTAAACTACTACCTTTGGACTATCAGGTAACAATATGCTCAAAAGGCATATCTGAATTCAAAGGAAAAGGTGTCACATACTATGTGGCGATTGATTCAAAGTCGACTTATAATAAAGGTGAATAATATGAACGAACCAGTGAATGGTAACTTCGGCCAAAACCAAAATGGCCAACAAAATGAACAACCGGTGAGTATCACTCTCGGTGACCTCAGTACTCTATTACAGATTATTGATGTATGTTCGCAAAGAGGCGGGTTCCAAGGACAAGAACTTGCTGGTGTTGGTATGTTACGAAATAAAGTAGAAACATATCTAAGACAAAATGCTCCTCAACAACAGCAGGATTCTGCTGCTCATGAACAGAGTGTTGATGTCCAAATGCCAGCTGAAGGTGAATTGGCTGACAAGGTAATTTCTTAAAAAAATTACCGAACTTATCTCGAGAATAGGGGACCTGGTTATGCCTTGTCCCCGCCCTCAATTTTTTATATTATGTTTTATGGTGATTAATTATGATAAATGCGAAAGCAAATGAAGTGTTATGGGTAGAAAAATACCGCCCACAACAAATCGCAGATACAATCCTACCAGAACAAATGAAGGAAACATTCCGAAAATTTGTTGCTGATGGAAATATCCCAAATCTCTTATTGGCTGGTGGTCCAGGCGTAGGTAAAACAACTATTGCGAAAGCAATGCTCGATGAGCTCGGTTGTGATTACATCGTCAAAAATGGCTCATTAAATGTCAATATTGATACCCTCCGATACGATATCTCTACGTTCGCCTCAGCTGTCTCGCTGACAGGCACGGGTCGTAAATATGTTATCTTTGATGAAGCAGACTATTTGAATACAACTAGTGTTCAACCAGCCTTGCGTAATTTCATTGAGGAATATTCTTCCAATTGTGGATTCATATTTACTTGTAATTTCAAAAATCGTATCATCGGTCCACTAAGATCTAGACTTTCAGAAGTTGATTTTGGTATTGAACAAACAGAAAGGCCAAAACTGGCAATGGATTTCTTTAAACGTACTCAAGAAATACTTGCTAATGAAAATGTTGACTATGACAAAGGCGTCTTGGCAAAAGTTATTGAAAAACACTTCCCAGATTTTCGTCGTGTATTAACAGAACTACAATCGTATGCAGCATCAGGTAAAATTGATGAAGGTATCTTTGTTAATATCAAACAGGAATCTATTGACGCACTGTTTAAATTTCTTAAAACTAAAAACTTTACAGAAATGCGTAAATGGGTTGCAAACAATTCAGATCAAGATATGAATGAAATGTTTAGGCGCATATACGATGCAGCTTCAAAGAAGGTCGAATTCAGAACTCAGGCTGGTTTCATTGTGACTCTTGCTGATTATATGTACAAGGCAAACTTTGTCGCAGACCAAGAAATTAATATGGTTGCGTTCCTTACCGAAGTAATGATTGAATCAGAGTTTGTGTAATGTTAAAAACCAGATGTTTTAATTGTAGCACAACGACAACAAAAAAGAAGGCTTGGACAGTTGAAATGAATACCGCTGAAGGGAAACACAAGGTCACATTATGTGAAACTTGCGGCCCGGAATTTGATTCTCTATCCAAGGAACTAATAGAGGTACTTGATGAAAGATCTTAGTCCGTTTGATTTTATGAATGCAGCTTCATTCAGTAAAAAGAATCTTATTGGTGAGAGTGATAACCCAGAGCTTACAGAAAAGGAATACAATCCTTATATTGTCAATCGTGGGTTTACTTATTTTGAGGATACAATTCTTCATGCCAATGAGATGAACCAAAGACATGAGCTTTTTCCGGGTGCCCAATTTGAATACTATCGTAGTGTTTTAAGGAAACGCAAGAGATTTTCTAAATGGCATAAAGCCGAAAAGAACAATGATCTTGATGCAATACAACAAGTTTACGAGTGTAATCGCACTGTTGCAAAAATGTATTTAAAAGTCCTTAATGAAGAACAATTGAAATCTGTACATGAAAAGCTCGTTATTGGCGGTTAAGGTTTAAATTCCTATAAATAGTCTTATTGGTTATTGACCATTAAAGATTATTAAAATAAAAAGGTGAATATGTATCATGGATAACGAAGACATTTTTAGAGGTGTCGGCGTCGAGGTAGAGCTACCCACGCCAGACAGTTTCCTCAAAATCAAAGAAACTCTTACCCGTATTGGAATCTCTTCTCGTAAAGAGAAAAAGTTATTTCAGTCTTGTCATATCCTTCATAAGAAGGGACGATATTCCATTCTTCATTTTAAAGAGCTGTTCATATTGGATGGCAAGGCGAATACATTTACTGATGAGGATTTAGCTAGAAGAAATACAATTGTAAACCTTTTAGAAGAATGGGAACTGGTTAAGATTCTGGACAATTCAAAGACGACTGATCCAGTCGCATCACTCAATCAGATTAAAATTATTGCTTTTAAAGAAAAAGATGAATGGGAACTTGCAGTTAAATATAATATCGGCAAGAAATAGTTGACAAACGCACAATAGTGTGTTATAATATAGGTATTGATTATGGAAATTTTTAAAACAAAAGAATATGCAGAGATGCCAGCCTTTCAAACAAAAGGTTCGGCGTGTTTTGACATAAAAGCAGCATTCGCAATAGGTGATAGAATTAAAACCTGGAATGCGCTGAATAAAGAAATAATGGTTCCAGCCAAAGCCTACAAAGGTAGCGTTGGAATTCAAATCCCACCCCTAAGTAGAGCATTAATTCCGACAGGACTCATATTTAATGTGCCAGACAATCATGTGCTGGAAATGTTTGTACGCTCAAGTGTAGCGACAAAGAAAGGTTTAAACCTTTGTAATGGGGTCGGTGTGATTGATAGTGATTACGTAGAAGAGTCGTTTATCGCTCTATATAATATATCAGACAGTCTGGTAATTGTTGAGAGTGGCGAGAGACTAGCGCAGTGTAGACTATCAAAGGTTTTGAAAACCGAACTAACCGAGGTTGATACTAGACCTTCTCAGAAAACTGAGAGGAATGGCGGTTTTGGTAGTACAGGAAAGAATTAAAGTACTTGTCTCCAAACATTTTGGATTCTAGATTGCTTCATTAGTTCGTGTAATGCTATATATTGCTTTTTAATAAAATACATGTATTTTCCTTTTATATAATTTGTATATATGTATTTATAACAGTAATGTTACAGACATGTGACAAAAGTGAAACAAAATTATGATTAAAGATGATACGTTACTTATTAAAATAAACAAAGAACAAAAGAAAGAATTCATTCAGCTCTGCAAGGATGATGATACATCCGCATCTAGAGAGATAAGACATTTTATTAAAAAGTTTATCTCTGATACAAAGAGTCTGAATAAATAGTTTTGTACATGCCATTAGGGTGTACAAATTAGGTGATGTGCGTAACAAGCCATCAAATTAACTAGTCTTGCTTAATAGGAGATAAAAATGACTGGATTAAATATAAACCAACTTACGCCGTTTGCGGTAGGCTTTGATAAGATGTTCGACAGACTCGTCGAATTTCCACAAGTTCACGTAGCAACTGGCTTTCCCCCATATAATATTCGTAGAAACAAGTCTGGTGACAAGTTCGCAGTAGAACTAGCACTGGCTGGCATGGATATTAATGATGTGGATATTGAAGTTAAAGAAGATGTTCTCACGATTAAGTCCACTTGGGACGAAAGAACTGAGGACGACACCATTGTACTTCACAAGGGAATTTCACAAAAGAAATTCACACGCAGCTTTACATTAGCTGATGACCTTGTAGTAGAAGGTGCTAACTTTAAAAATGGGCTTTTAACAATAGCTCTTCAAAGAATTATTCCTGAAGAGAAAAGGCCAAAGAAAATTAAAATTGATAATAAGAAGGAATTCTTAATAGGTTGATTTTTT